TGCGGCCCGTATTCGAGCTGTATCCACGGCTGCACGAGATCGCGGTTGAGGATGGCCGCGAGCGCCTTCGCGTCGGCGCGCTCGATGTCCTCCTGCACCTGCCGGTGCTCTTGCCCAACCGCGTGGCCGCCGGCAATCGCGTCGGTGGTCGCCGTCTGCCCGAGCACGGCCTTCGACACCTGCTGATCAAGCCAGTCTGCGCGCTCCTTGTAGAGCTGGTGGCCCTGGCCGACGTTCTTGCTCTCGATGAATTCGATCAGCATCGAGGCCGGGACGATCGCCGCGCAGTCGCCCGCAATGTTGGCGACGGCGTTGAACAGCGTGTCCTTGTCCGCATTGGTGGCACCGGCCGGATACTTGCCGATGCGCACCGGCTGGCCGAACGTCTGCGTGAAGATCGCCCAGTCGCGCAGCGTGAAGGCCTTGAACATCCACGACCAGGTCGCAAGGCGCGCGATGCCTGATCGGATCGGCAGACCCGACTTCGCTCGGATCACGGCATACACGAACTTGCCGAACGGCAGCCGGCTGTCACCGCCATAAGCCGTTTCTGTGTTGCCCTCATAGCCGCCGCGCAGGAGCGGAGTCGTGCCGTCCTTCGTTTCGTAGCGGAACCAGCGTGGGTCTCGCCACTCGAGCCGCGCCGGCTGCCACTGGCCCTCGGACGTATCCCAGATGATCTCGGTCCAGCTCACTCCCTTGCCGATGGCGTCGAGCATGTCGAAGATTTCAGCCTGCAGCTCGTCGCGCTTGAGCCACGCGGCGATCATGTCCGCGTGCTTCTTTCCGTCCGGTGTGTCGTCGGCTGCTTCGACCGTGATCTCCAGCTGCGCCACGCTGCGCTTGCGGGTGCCGAGCACGCCGGCATAGTGCAGGTCGCGCTCCTCGATCTGCTCGGCCAGTTCGAAATAACGCAACGGATCGCCCTGGTCGGACTCGCGCAGGATGTTCGCGAGGCGCCGCGGATTGAGACCGTCGCCCGGATAGCCCGAGAGCGGTGAACGTACGCCGGTGATGGTGGGGCCAGCGATCTCCGCCGTGAGTACCTCGCGGCGGATCGGTTGGCCGTCAGGACCCCAGATGATCGGTTTGTCAGCCATGGCGCAGCTCCACAGGCGCAGGCGCACAGCAGGCACAGCGCACGGCCTCGCGATTGAGTTTCTCCTGCTCGCGCCTGTCCGTGAGGATGCGCTCAACCTGGACGGCCGCGTCGGCGACGCAGGTTTTGCAGATGAACGCCATCACCGGACCGGCGAGCATCACCTCTACTTCGTGCTGGCTCTTGCCGCAGAACGAGCAATAGGCCGTGATCGGCTCTGACATCAGATGCTCCCTCGCAAGCCCGCGCCCAGCGGCGAGCGCCACCAGTCGCGGCGCGCGCCGTCGTCTGCATCGTCAGGCCCACCGCCGCGAGCACCCGTCGCCGGCGAGCGGTAGCCGGCCTCCCAGTAGTCCGCGCGCGAAGCCGCGTAGGCGAGCATGCCGGCGATGGCGGAATCGCCGTGACGTGCGAATCCGTCCGAACCCTTGAAGCGATGATCGTCGGGCACCTTGATGACACCGCCGACATAGGCGAGCGCCTGGTGGTCGCGCAGCACGTCGTCGTGTCTTGCCAGCACGACGGTGCGATCGGCGAACGCTTCGACGTACGGTGGCGCGTTGAGCCTGTACCACTCCTGGCTGAGCTTCACCTCGATGACGCACGCCCCGTAGCGCAGCGCTGCCGCTTCCGCGATGTAGGCGCCATTGCCGCTCGCGTCGAGCATGCCGCCGCCCATGCGCGGCAGACGATCGACGAGATAGAACAGCACGTCGCGCTGCTGATCGAACGGCACGTTCCGCAACTCCAGCTGCAGGACGCACGTGCGAGTCAGGCCATGGCCAATCTCAAATACCAGATCCACGGTCGCATCGCCCTTGCGCGCAAAGTCGCTGCCAAACACGTGGCGCAGCTTCGGATTGAACCCGTCGAGCACGGGCTTCAGCTCGCGTTCGCAGAAGTCGAGCGCCGCCGCCTTCCGTTGGTCCTCCGGCAGGTTCTTGAAGCTGTCCGGAACTCCCCAGCGGACGATCGGGATGCCATCCTGCATGCAGCTCTCGATCTGTACGCGAGTGAGTGCGGCGCCTTCCGCTTCGGCCGGCACGCAGTCCAGTTCCTGCGCCATCGCCGCCGTGCGCACACCGTAAGCGGCGCGGATTTTCCGCTCCCACGCCGCTTCGCCTTCGGCGGTCCACTCCTTGCCGGAGATCAGGCAGACGCGCCGGTAAAGGCCGTTTTCAATGGCCTTTGAAAACGGGATGAAGTGCAGCCTGTACGGGACCTTGCCGGCCTTCGCTTCCAGGATCAGCTCGTTGAACGGGTTAAGCACCCCGTTGTGGGTGGAGATGACGACGATCTTGCCGCCCCAGATCAGCAACGCGTTCACCGCGTCGATCACTTCGCGAACGTCCCGGTGAAAAGCCGCCTCGTCGATCACGACCTTGCCCTGCAAGCCGCGAATGTTCTCCGGCCGCGACGACAGCGCCTCGACGCGAAAGCCCGAGGCGAACACGACGCGATAAGCGGCAATGAAGCTGGACTCGCCGTCCGGCTTCTTGTCCTCGAACGGGAACTCCTCGATCTCCACCAGCTCCTTCGCAACAATACGAGCGAAGTGCGCGACGTAGCCGATGAACTCGCGCCCCTTATCCCGCGTGTCCCCGATATAGAACACGTTCATGCCGCCGGCCGAGCGTTTCTTCGCCGCGAGCAATGTGTCGTCAAGCGCCTCGGCATAGGTGATGCCGGTGCGGCGCCCTTTCTCCCCGAGCTTGAGATCGGAATCATCGTCCAACCACTCGACCTGGTGGCGCATGAGGATGCCATCGGCCAGCGGATCATGGTCGGGCGGCAGGTCCGCGCCGCGCGGCAGCTCGGCCGGCAGTTGCCCGGGATCTCTGGGGAGGACCTCGTTCATGACCAGCACCAGAAGCCTTGCGCGCCGGCCGACGGGATCGGCTCCGGAAACGGCTGCGGATCGCTCATCGGCCAGCCGCACATGTGCTCGTCGAGTCGATCGCTGTCGGCGACCTGGTCGCGGAAGATGTCGAGCACGCTGCGCGGCTCGCCGATGACGATGGTGCCGAGCGCTGCCCCGAGCGGAACGGGGACGGCCGACTTGTGGATCAACGCATCGAGCACATTGCTGACCAGCGGCGTTGCGAGGCGCGCGTCAAGCGCACTCTCGCCCTCCTCAATCCGATGGAGAAGGTCGCGAAGCTCATTCTGAGTTGGCTTGCGCGCGCCGGCATGCATCACGATCCGCTGCCCCACGAGCTTCGCGAGGTGCGGCTTGTCGGTGAAATTCCACTTCCGGAATTCCCAGGGTTTTGCGCCGATCATGATCAGCGAAGCCCACGGTTGCCAGACCGTCAGCGCCATCGTCCCGGCCGGCAGCGCTACCACGGCGCGCCCGCGCTCCGCTCCCTCCACGACGCGGATCGCCTCGCGATGGTTCTGGCTGTTCGAGGCTCTCAGCCCGCTTCGGTATGCCGCATAGACCGCCTTCTGCAGCGGCCGTGGTACGAGGCGCCAGTGCCGCGCGCACATGAAGATGCCGTCCGGCACGCGGTTGTTGCTGCAGCCTTCGATTGGGCACGCGTGGCTCACGTCTTTGTCTCCGGCTTCTTACGAATGCCGAGCACCTGTTCACGGATCGCGTTGACGGCTTCGGCCGACAGGCCCTTCTCGCGGGCGACCTGGTCGACGGCCTTCGCCGCCGCGTCCTTCAGCTCGGCCTCGATCTTCCGCCGCGTGTCGGCGCTGATGCGCTTGGCCTGCTCGGCAGCACTGATGGCGCGCGCGCATTCCCGCAGCATCGTCGCCGTTTCGCCGTCCGCCTTCATCTCGCCGGCATTGGTCAGCAGCTCCAGCGTGAGCGTCTTGATGGTCTCGGCCACCATCAGCGTCACCGAGTTGTCGCCGGCTTCGTCGAGCTTGGGCGCCAGCACCTGGGCGATGGCGCGCGTCTCCTCCAGCCGGTTCGACAGCTTTGCGATCTTCAGCGCGGTCCTGTTGAACGCCGAACGCGAGATGACCGGCGGCGTGATCGTCACGTCGTGCGCCAGCGCCGCCGCTTTCAGCCGGGCGTTGAACTCGTCCAGGATGTCGAGCTGGCTCTTCTTCCGCTTCTTCAGCTGCTCGAACGCCCAGAGCTTCGCCTCGTCGGCCCACTCCGGCAGCAGATCGATTTCGGAGAGTCGCCCGCGCCGTGCGGCGTCCATCGGCTTACCCCTCCGGCGGGCTCATCCGCTTCACGCCCTCGATCGGCTGGCGCCGCTCGACGTGCTCGATGCCGCGCTGAACGAGCGTTGCGATGACCGTATTGCCGCCACCCGGCGCAACCAGGCGCACGGCGCCCATGTTCGCCAGCCACGAAAGCTCCTCGCGGACCCACTCGCGCGACTTGGCGATGCCCCACGTCTCCAGCGTCTGCTGCAGCAGCGAGTCGTTCAGCGCGTAATTGCTCTGCGCGAACAGCTCGCGCAGAATGATCAGCCGCGCCTCTTTGCGGATGATATCGCCGCTCATTCCTTCATCACCTTTTCCAGTACCGCGTCCTGAATGCGGGACGCCATCGCCGAGATCGGTTTCATTCGCTCCGTGAGCTGTGCCATCTCCGCCTTCATCTCCGCCATGTGAAGCTCCAGGCGGTGCGTCACACTCTTGTCCGGCAGGTGGGTCAGGTCGTTTTCGACCTTCGCCACGCGATCCTTGACGGAGTCCACCTCGCGCCCAAGCGAAGCAAACTTCTTGTCCTGATCCTTCGACCGGTTGCTGAAGATCGCGTAGAGCAGCGACGCCGCCGCAATGATGACGGCAGCCCAGGGCGCCAAGGCATTCAACTCGATCACTTCCCGGCACTCCAGCAGCCCAGGTTCTCACCGTGCTCGTTGTGGGCGAGCACGCCTTCGGCGAAGCCGCGGTCGTGTCTGGCGATGTACTGCGCGGTGGCGCGGCCCGGCCGCAGCGAACTCCAGCCGTCGCAGGCATCACCCTTCACGGTCAGGCCGCACCCAGCGATCAAGACGCTTGTTGAAATCAACAACGTCCAGATTGCGAACTTCATCATCGGTCTTTGCCCTGCTTCTCAGGTTTTCAAGAGACTGTTGATCCTGCCGCGCGCGTTCCGCGGCCTTGCCGGCGCTGAAGACCTTCAGCACGGCGATGCCCACCGCCAGCGCGATGCCGGCGCCGGCGGCGATCGTGCGGCCGACTTTCGACGTCAGGAACCATGTCACGACCGGCGTGAACGGGATCATGCCGGCACTCCCTCGGGCAGTTCGGCCATCAGTTCGCCGTCGATCGCTGCCTGGGCGCGCTTCTTCTTGCGGCTCGACCAGATGCCGTAGACGACGCTGCCGACCGCGATGACCACGCCGGCCACAACGAGGGCGAGGTAGATGTTGCGAAGGATGTCGGACGTGCCGATGAACGGCTCCAGGTGCCCCTGCAAGCCCTGCAGCAGGCCGGACAAACCGCCTGCGCCGGCGGCGGTCTTGGTCGCGTCCTCCGCATCCACCGCAGGCTGCGCGACGCTCGACGCGTAAGCCTTTGCCGCGCCGCCTTCGGTATGAGCGGCGACGGGATCGGGACCGACTGAGCCGGTCGCCCAGGCCTGTCCAATGCGCTTGACGTTGCCGAGCCGCGCGGACCAACCCTTGCCGAACGTCGCCCAGGTGTCGAGATTGCGCAGCATGCCGAGCCGGCGCGAGAGAATCTCGGCGATCAGCGCGTCGTGATCGGGATGTGCGGCGACTGCCGCGAGCGTTGCCTCGCCGATGTGGCCGTCGACGTCCTTCATGCCGAGCGCGCGTTGCAGCCACTTTGCCGCCTGGAACGGGCCGGAGTTCACGGCGCCGTCGAACATCACGAGATCGATGCCGGCTGGCAGCGCGTCGCCGCGGATCGCGTTCCAGTACTGCGCGCGATAGATCGCGTTGCGATCCTCGATCCAGCCCACGGTGCCGCGCATCGCGGGGTTGAGCGTCTGCCGCGGCCTGCCCGCACGGTCGCGGAAGCCGTCGTAGACGCGCTGGATCACGCCCTCCAGCGTGCGCCCGCCCGGATCGCGCGGATGGTTGGCGAATCCGCCTTCATAGGCGAGAACAACCTTCAGGCTCTTTTCGAAGTTGGCGCGCAACGGCTCGATCCCCTTGTGCAGGATCGAGCTATCCCGTTATTTCCCGGAATCGATAACCCTGACAGGTGTCAGGGCGACCGATAGAACTGCTGTGCTCATTCCCAATGCGCGAGGTCCCGAATGTGTTCGAACTGGTGGTCGGTCGTAGGCCTGACGATGGACGCGATCGGGTTTCTGATCATCGCATGGGAGTGGCGAATTGGCTACCTTGGCCTTCAAGACGACTTAGCGGGGCGAATTGAGCGTGTGCTCGACCGGCGGATGGCGGCCGCTGAAGGACTCGATCCCGAAGAGCCGGATGATCCCGACTTTCCGTTGAACTGGAATCACGTTCAGCAGGAGTACTGGAAGGAGCTGACGCGCCGAGGCAGAACGTTCATGGCCGGCATGGTGCTGGTGATTTTTGGTTTCCTGTTTCAGCTGATCGGGAGCTGGCCGAACCTGTTCAAGGCGTGCAGCTAGAACAACTTTGCCTGCCGACTGTCCCTCATACCCCGGCGCTTGGCTCGATGGCGATGCACCGTGCGCTGGGCGATCCCGAGTGCTCGCGCGAGCTGCGCCGAGGATTCCGACCTATCCGCCTTGTCGAGCCGCTCGGCGATCTTGCGGATGAGCTGGCGGTACGTGCCGGCGAACACCGGAATATCGACGCGCTGCCCGCGCCGGCTGTCCACCGCGAAGTGTCGCATCAGCTTGTCCGCCGCCTCGCGGCCGACGCACCTGACGAGCCAGTGCCGGTCCGAAGCCTCGGCGGGAATATAGACGCGCGTGCCGCCGGCCACGTCGACGAGCTTGAGCATCGCGGGCAGGCCCGCGACGCTCTCGATCTCGCCGAGGATGCCGGACAGCGGCTCGGTCATGCGCGTTTGCCGTCCCTTGCCGTGGTCGAGCCGGTGATGGAAACGACGACGTTGTCGCGCAGCACGTAGCGCAGGCCGTCCGCGACGATCACCAGTTCCTTCTGGCCGATCGTATCGGCGGCGTTGACGGCCCGTTTCAATGAGACTTCAAGCGCCGTTCGCAAGGTCTCGACGTCGAGCCCGCCGGCGCGCTCGATGAAGCGCAGCAGTGCGTGATCGGAGACGCGGACGATGCCAGCGCGGCGGCGGTCAGACCCACGCATCGACGGAAACTCCGTAGGGCCGGCGTTCGCGGACCGGCTGGCGCGCCGGGCGTGTGCGATCAACGGAGCGGAAGGCGTGTGCCGCGCAGTAAGGACCGTCGCCCTCGGCCACGGCGCCGCAGAAAAAGAAATCCGGCTCACGCGGATCGCCGACCGGCCAGTGACAGCACAAGCTATCGAGCTGCATCAGCGACCGGCGCTGCTCGAGCGGGATCGCCAGATCGTCGACCGGCGGAGGCGGCTGGCGTCTCAGCGTCGGCGCCGGTGCCGCCGGTCGATTGAAGGTGTCACGCGGTTTCCGTGCGCGCGGCGTCCGCGGCATGGCAACTCGGTTGTGAGACCTGGCACCGCCCGCGCCGAGTCCCTTGCGGTTGACGGCGCTGATCACAGCGTTGCGCGTCGTGGTGCCGAGCAGGCAAGCACACTGCGCTGCGGAGTAACCTGCGAGCCAAAGCTTCTGCAGAATCGCAACGCGGTGTTCGGTCCAACCGGACTGGCGTTGCGCTTCGTGCAGATCAGCGTCGCTAACGACCTCGGCGCGGGCGAGCATGGCGGCGCTCCTTATTCGAGCGCCCAGGGTGGCAAGGTAACCTCGATCGTGTCCGCGTCGATGATCTCAGCGGCGCAGAACCGCTTCTCCTGCGGCTCGGTGCCGAGACGCTCGACATGGCCGCAGAAGAACGAGATGCCGCCCTTGGCCATCGCGCGGGCGTCAAGAATTCCCGCCCTCACGTTGCGGACGAGGCGAACGACTCCCGCTTCCTCGCCCGTGCCGATCAGCAGGTCGAACTTCTCGCCGCCCGAAATCTTCGCCTGCGTAGCAAAGGACGCCGACAGAACGATCTTCAGGGCGGGCCTGCCACCGCCATCCCGGCCGGACAGGGTCACGCTTGCCGGCATTCCGCGCCGGCCGGACGCAACAAGCACTTCCAACTTCTCGAACGACATTGCACTTCTCCCTCTGGTTAAACCCGGTTGGCGAGCGCCGCGCGCAGCTTGCGGCCCAGCGCCGCCTGGACGTCGTCATAGTGGCGCGGCTCGAAGAAACACCAGCCCTGACGGTTTGCGACCTTGAACGCGTACTGATCGAGATCGGCCATCGGCATGTGTGCGACGTAGGGCTTCACCGCGCCGATCTCGATCAGGCGCACCCATTGCGCGTTGATGACGGCGCGCTTGGCGGCAACCGCACCATCGCCGGCGACGACTTCGGCATCTGTCGGCCACGCGACCTTGGCCTCGCGTGCGAGCCATGCCTTCATCGCCTCGATCGCCTTCGTCGCAGCGCCGGGGTCGCGCAGGAAGCGGATGTGGCTGACGCCGGTCTGCCGCTGCAGGAAGTTCAGCATCGCCTTGTCGTCGCGCACGCGAACGATGCCGAGGTTGTAGCCGGCGATCCACAGCGCCCGCAGCTTCGCGCCGACCGGCGTCGCGAGCCCGGCAACCGCACCTTTCGCGCCGCCGCTTTGTCCTGCCAGATCGCGCAGCTTGTCGATGACGCGGCCGGCTTCGCTCGCGGTGCACTGTTTCGACGAGTCGTTGCCGGTCTCGCGTTTGAGGAAGTCTTTGTACGTGTCGCCTTCGAGGCCGGCGCGGCCGGCGAGCGTGTGGATGATGGCGATCTGGCGGTTCGTTGCCATCGGGACGCAGTTCATGGTCACTCCTTCCTGTTGTGCCGTGTTCTTGAAGCGAAGCCGTTGTTGTCGCGCGTGCCTTTCGGCACGATCGCGAGTTCGAGATCGAGCGCATTGAGAGCGGCGTCGAGATCGTCGACGCGCGGCATGTGCCAGCGACGCCAATTGGTGAACGACTGGACACCGATGCCGACGCGGCGCGCCATGTAGGGCCGTTTCGCACGCTGTTCGTTCATCTCGACGAACATGCCGCGCACGCACGGATGCGTATGCTCCGGGATAACGAACTTCCGGAAGCCGCCGTTGCGAATGCCCGCGAGCCGGCGCGCCTGGAACGCCGGATCGGCGTTCATGGCGATGGCTCGCGCCGAGCGCGCCGCACGCTCGGCGTCGGTGAGGTTCAGCGGTCCCTTGTTGCGGCGGGCAACGAACGCAGGATCAGCGTTGCGCGCACGCATCATTGCGGCCTGCGCCGCGCGCCGCGCCTGCGACCAGCCGCTGTTTTGCTTCGTCGGGCTCACGCGGCGTGGTCCCGTTCGGCTTCGTCGAGGAACAGCGCGACTGCATCCGCGACGACGGCAGAGGGATGGTCGCCACTCGCCGCACAATGCCGGCGCAGCACGGCTTCCACGCTCGCCGGCAGCACGTAGGACGGTGCACCGCCGTCCTCCAGGATCACGATCGACCGCGTGCAGCGTTCGCGATAGTTGATCCAGCCGCGGTCGCGCAGCTGCGCGACGAGCGGGACCACGTTGCCGAGCGCCTTGGTCCCCATGATCGCTGCGATCTCGCGATACGTCGGCGCCTTGCGGTGCTGCGCCATGTACGCCTCGATCGCGTCGAAGCACTTCCGCTGCCGGGCGGTCAGGCCGAGACGCATGCCGATGACGGGCGCGGTCATGGCGTCACCTCCGGCAGCAGCGTCGGTGCGGCGATCTGCGGCGCAACGGTCTCTTGGGCGAACGGTTCGACCGTGAACGTTTCGCCGCCCGATCCGATCGTCACGCCGGCGAGCGTGCGCGCCAGTTCCTTGTTCTTGAGCATCGCGTCGCGGTCGATCTCGGTCTTTTGGCGCAGGAAGTTGAGGTAGTCGCCGCCTTTGTCCGCGATCAGCTTGATGAGGTCCTCTTCCCCGCCGCTGATGCGAACCGATGCCGGCTTGAAGCGCCACGCCGCCGTGCCGGTGAGGAAGTCGATCGTCTTCGTCTTGCCATTGTCGGTGAGCGCGTCGCGGTTCGCCGTGCAGTAGAGAAGCAGCCCCTGCATCAACGCCTTCGCCTTGATCTCGTGATCCTTGGCCCGTTCGGCGGCGTCGGCCTTCAGCTTGGCGAGCGCATCGTTCATGGCTGCCTCGATCATCTGGACGGCACGGTCGTGCCGGCCGAGCTCCGCGATCATCTCGGCCGCTTCGTCGCGGCTCTGCGGCACGCGAATGTCAGCCGCGTTGAGTTTCTTCTTCGCCATTCTTCTTCTCCGTCGTTGTGATGATCGTTGGCCTGTCGACGCCGTAGCCCAGCGCTTCGAGCTGGATGGCGACGCCGTCGATCCTTGCGCGCAGCTGGTCGACCCAGGCGCGGCGCTCCGGGCCGGGCTTTGCGGCCCACGCGACGTCAGCGGTCGCCAGCATCTCGAATGTGAGGTCGGTGATGCGCAGTAGCGCGTCGAGCAGCTGCGCCATCGCGACGATCTCGACGGTGGACGTCAGCAGCGCCGCGCGCTTGCCCTGGGCGACGATCTGCGCCGCGACCTTGATCGCGTCGACCGCCGCGACCTGGTCGGCGAAGGATGGCGGCGCCGGCGCGATGGGAGGTGCGTTCGCGTCGGTGGTCACGAGGCCTCTCCTTCGGTGATCTCGACCTGCCGCGCGGCCGACCTGCGCGGGAACAGCACGACGTTGCTGCCGGCCTGTTCGCTGGCGACGACGGCCGAGAAGAGTTTCGGATCGATGCCCAGCTCGAGGAGCCCGGCCTCGGCGACGGTCAGCCTGAGATCGCGTGCGAACGCGTGCGCGTCCGGCACGGTGAAGACGATGCGGCCGTTGATCCAGGCCTCGAACCGCTCGGACAGACGTTTCAGATCGGTGCTAAGCATCGTCGCGCCTCCGGATGAGCGAATGCTCGCACTTGTCCGTGCCGATGCCGTTGCACTTGCGGTAGATGGCCGCGCGCGTCGGCGACGCGCCGGTATTGCCCAGGCGCTGGTGTTCGAGACATTGGTCGCGGCCGATCTCGCCGACGATCGGGCAAACCACAGTTGCGCCCATCAGCGCGCCGCGAACAGCGGCCTCAACCTTGACCATGTTGCCGGGATACTTGTTCGCCAGCACTTGGCTGACGACAGATGCGTTGTAGCCGATGCGACGGGCGATAGACTCCTGTCCGACCTTCTGGCAATCCTCCGCGAGCTTGAGGACGAAGTCGGGAACATCTTTGCCCCAGGCAGCGCGCGCTTTTTCGAGGAAGTCCACCTTTTTGCCGCTGCTCATGTCAGATCTCCGCTAACGACTGGCGGTTGGCCGATGAACTTCTTCACGTTGGGGTCCCACAGCGCCACGGTGGTGATGCGTCGGCGCTCCGGCGGCTTCGGTCCGGTGTCCATGCCGGGCTTCAACCGCCACGTCGCAGGCCGGTGTTTGCCGGCCGCCGTCTGCAGCTGCACGAGATACCCCGCGCAGTGCAGCATGGTCAGATAGCGCCGCGCCCACAGCGTGCGGATCGGCGTCGACGCGGGCAGCAAGAGCTCGGGCAGCGTGAACGTCTTCAGCGTGCGGATCGCGTTCCAGAGCTGCTGCTGGTCGGACGCCTCGATCAGCTCGCCGTTCGCGCGGAAGCGCGGTGCGTCCGCCTGATCCTTCTGCAGACGATAGATGTGCCGCGGCCGGCCGGCGGTGCGCCGCTCGACCCGCGCCACGGCGAGAAAGCCGCCACGCTCAAGCGCGCGCACGTAGCGCTTCACGCTGGCGATGTCGGTGTTGCTTTCGTCGTCGACGTCGGCGACCGTAAACTCGCCTTTCGTTTTTGCGAGTTCGCGGATGATTGCCCAGTAGCCGTCGATCCCGCGCGGCACGCGGACGGCAAGCGCGCCGCTATCGTGCAGTCGCCCAGCCATCAGGAAGCTCGTGCCTTCGCGGGGCGGGCGAACATCTCGACTTGTCGCGGCTGCGGCGGCGCGCCGGTGAAGAAGCTGCCGTCGCCCCAGAGCTTCAAGTCGACCGATTGGGTGCCCTTGTTGCGAGCAAAATCATTGACCTGTGAGATATTGACGACGATGCGCCTAGCGCGGCCACCAGAATTCTGGCGGATCGCGTCGAGCAGATCGTCGGCGATCTTGACCCGCGTGAGTGCCTTCGCGAGCTCGCGCGTGTCTTCGAGGTCGCAAGGCTGGGCGGCCATCCAATCCAGCACGCGGTTGTGCATCCGCTCGACCGCGAGCATCTTGGTCGGCAGCTGTTCTTCGCCGATAAGGATGATCGGCGCGCCGGACGCCTCCTGCAGTTCGCGCACGATCTCGATCCAGCCCTTGTCGAGCATCTTGTCGGCCTCGTCGATGATCAGTGGTTTGCGGGGGTCCTCGCCCATGGCAGCGATCGCGAGGTCGGCCATTTCGGCGATCGACGCACGTTCCTTCGTGCGGTGGCCGAACTCCTTGAGGACCGCGCGCAAGAACGTGCGGCGGGTCCAGCTGTCGCCGACCTGGATACGCGCCGCGCGCGTCCTGTTCTGAGCGGCGATTGACGCCCATGTCTTTCCGTAGCCAGACGGCGCGTGGCAGACGCCAAATCCTGGAAGGTGCGGCTCGCGCCCGATCAGCTTCGTCATCATCACCATGAAGGCGGCGACGTTCTTGATGATGACGGGACCTTGCAGAGTGCTCATGTTGGACCTTTCTTCGGTTGACTCAAATGTCCGAGACGGCGGACTCCGACGCAGGAACGACGTCGCCATAGGTGCTGGCGAAGCCGAGGTACTCGTGGCCTTCGCGGTAGCCGCCGAGCCACATCAGCTCGGCCGGCTCCACGAACTCGTTGCGGGCGAGACGCGCCTCGATCGCGCGCGCACGGTTCCAGCGGTGATGCGCGGTCTCTTCGCTGCGCAGCCGTGTGACGTTGGCCGCATGCGCGTCCTGTTCGGCGCGCAGCTTTTCGGCAAGCGCTGCGATCTCGTCGGAGTGCGTCGCCACATCGGCGCGAGCGACATGTGCTGCCGCGTCCAGCGCCGGCGTCGTGTGCGGTTCGGCGGGGCGCGGGAATTCGATCAGCTTGCCGGCGGCGGCCAGCGCCTGACGATGGCTTCTGCTCGGCACGCACCGCAGCGATCGTTGCCGCTGGATCGAGGCCGGCAAGATCGGGCGCGATGGCGTCGCCCAGGTACTGCTCGCCCGTCTCATCGAACACATAGGCGCGGCCCATGTCGGCTTCGTCCATGCGCACCAGCACAGTCTCGCCGACCGGCAGCCAGCCGGCGATATAATGGGTGTCGTTGATGCGCAGCCCCGTCTTGGTGACGACGCGCAGGCCGTCCTTGCCGGCGACGGGTGCGAGCAGCATGTCGAGCGCGCGCACATCCTCGATTCGCCGCACACGGGTGGCACTCATGGCCGCGACCGCGAACGGCGTCTGGCCCTTCAGCCCGGCGTGCGGCGCGTTGCCGTAGACATCGGCGCACCATTCGTCCGCCCGCTGCTGCAGCTCGGCCGCCGTCAGGCGAACCTCGAACATGTCTTCCGCGGTCTCGCCCAGGCGCTGCGAGAACGCCTTGCGGCCCTCAATCACCTTGCGGTCGGCGACGGAGTGGCCGATGAAGCCTTCGAGCGTCCGCATCAGGCCGCGCTGCAGCGTGCCGATCGCACGCTCGACGTGGCCCTTCTGCTCGGGGCGGAACGGCGCCGATTTCTCGTGCTCAATGGCGAGCGCCGCGAACAGGCGCTGCGTCGCGCGGGCGATGAAGTCGGAGCCGTTGTCGGTCTTGATCCGCTCCGGCACGCCCCAGGCGAGGATCGCCTTGCGGATGAGCAGGCCGACTGCGGCGGCACGCGGCGTCTTCGTCACCAGCGCGATCATCCGCCGCGAGAAGATGTCGACGCACACATAGATGGTGTAGCGGCCGTCGAGCGTCAGCACGTCGGCGGGCGACGCGTCGATCTGCCAGACCTCGTTGAGGCGGCTCGCCGGATTGGCGACGCGGGCGGCGAACCGCATCGTCGACTTGAAGCCGTCCGGATTGCGGATCGACTCCAGCTCGACGCGGTGCTGCTTCCGCCAGCCTTTCAAGGCGTGTTGGAACGTCCGGACCGGCGGCACCGCGGCGGTGGCGCCGCCGACATGGATGTGCGGGAACGCGTCGGCAACGAGGGCGCGGACATGATGGGCGGTGAGCTGCGGCTGCTTGGCGAGCAGCGCGAGGCAGTAGATGCGGATTTCGCCTTCGTTGGCGCGATCGAGCAGGCCCTTGCCGCGCCGTGCGGCGGCGCGATCGACAGCGAGCTTCGACTTCTTTCCCGACCGGGCAAACGCCCGCCAGCGCTTCAAGGTGCGCGG